TGTCAATAAGGTCCCCGGCCCTTGCCATCCGCTGGGCGTATTTGTCCGCAACTCCCTCGCGCCAGTCCTGCGCCGCCTGGGCCATCGCCCGCTTGACTCCCACCATGGGAGCCAGGGTCTCGTCAAGGCGTACCACCAGCTCCTCTTCTCGGAGGGGTCGGCCGTTGACCGCCGTGCGGCCGGGGAGTTGCTCGGCGAGCTTCTCCATGGCCTCCCCCTCCTCCTCGGTCTTGTCGGCCTGGTCGTCCGTGACGTCGTTGGTCTTCTTGGCTGCCCTCTTGGGCCCCCGCTCCACGACGTCCTTGGTCTCCTTGACGTCCTTGTCTTCCTCGACGTCGATGATCTCCGTGGGCTGCCGGTTCTTGAGCCGGTATTCCATCTCCTCCTTGCTCTCATGCTCGGGCATCTCCGGTAGCCCCAGAGCTGCGCGGACGGCCTCCTCGATGCCACGGTCGGGCAGAAGCGCGCCAGCATCCGCAGCCACCTTGATCGCATCGACCAGCTTGCTGGGGTCGCCAATTGAGATCGAGCCAGGAGTCAACCTGGGGAAGCCCTCGGTGCGGTCGTAGTTCCAGCCGCAGAGCCTCTGGATGATCGAGGTTGGGCCGTGGCTCATGACCTTGCCGATCATGTCCGCCGCGCTCTGAAGCGCCATCGTGAAGAAATCTTGCTGCCCCTGGATCAAGGCAAAGGACCCGACTTTGCCGTCTCCGGTCGTTATGAAGGGGGTGAGGGCGGCCCGTGCCATGTCTTGGCCCGACGCGCGACGAGCCTCTCGGATGTCCGAGCCCTTCATCGGGAAGTCGGCGAACTTCAGGGAGTAGCCTGGAGGGAATGACGCCCAGGCCCGGGCCCCCGTCCGCAGCTCCCGCAAGATCTCGTTGACGGTTGCCGAGTCGCCAGCCCTGGCCCCAGGTGTGACCTCGACGTAGGGGATGCCGAAGGCGCCGCGCTCGTAGCCGGTCGCCTCCAACTTCAGATATAGGCGGCGGGACTTCCACCCGGCGAAGCAGGGGCGGAGAATGCTGGTCCCCTCTGGGGCGTCCCCATCGGGGTCCCAGACGAAGTGGAGGAGCTTCTCGGGGGGAAGGCTCGCGCCCTCCATCTCCCAGCTCGTGGGCTTGCCCTGCTCGGCGTCTCCAATATAGCTGTTCTGAGTGACCCCCCATTGTCCGTCTGGGTATCGCGTCCACGAGTAGACGGTTCGCGGGAGCATCGGGCTGAGCTGGTCGAGGCGCACCCGCTTGGAGTCTCGGTCGAAGCGGGCCACGATCTCGAATAGGCTGAACCCGCGCCAGACCGCCGACACGGCCTGCTCGACGAACTGGTAGAACCCCCCCCGGACGTACTCGAATAGGTTGGCCCTGACGAACTCAGCCTCATCGAGGGCCTGCTGGTCCTCTCCGCCGGGCTCGATCTTCCAGTGGCTCCTGATGATCGGAAGGCACCATGCGAGGGTGATCGCCTTGATCACCGGATCGCCCTGCCTCATTTGGTCTACGAGGCCTACCTGATCCTGATACCCACGCCAGACGTCAGGCCGGATCTGCGGGTTGGCGTTCATATCTACGATGCCGCCGCTGGGATACGTGCCGACCGAGGACAGCCGGTCCCGCATCATCGAGGCGCTAGCCGACTTCGGCATCTGATCGTAGCTCGCGAGGGCCTCCAGCCCCTCGGGGTAGATGCGAAGGGCGTGGCCTGAGGCCTCCGCCGCCCTGGCCTGCTCGTGGGTCACGTAGAGGGGACCCAGCTTGGCCCACTGGTCAGGAGTCGGCTCGTTCGTCACTGGTAGTAGTCCTCCGGCGAGAATTCTAGGCCACCATAGCGGATGGCAGGGACCTGGGTAGCCATCTCGTTCATGCCGGCGATGTCGGGCTGCTCCATGACCCCGTGGCGCCCGATCACGTAGTAGCGGAGCGCGTCCGGGAAGTGATCGTCCTCGCCCGTCTTCCGGGGTGCGTTGCCGGTGCCCCCCTCCGGGTAGCGATAAGAGAGGAGGGAGCCGTGGACCCCCAAGACCCCGGCCGGATAGCGGCTGGTCCTCGAACTCTCGGTAAGGGCCTTGGCCACGAACAGGTGCCGCGCACCGGAGTGGTCCTGAAACCTGGCCCGGGTGGCCTCGACCCCGTTGGGGACGTGGCGCTCGATTGGGTTGAGCGAGTACAGCATCCCGCCCGAGAGGACGCCGGCCCGCCGGAAGGTGGACTCGAACAACTCGATCGACGACATCCCCACCATGGCGTTGCGGGCCTTCCCGGCCGGGTCGCAGTAGCAGTCCAGGAGGGTGAGGCCGTGGCTCCGCAGCAGCTCGACGCACTGATTCGCGTGGACCTGCTCCAGGGTGTCCGAGACGCAGACCTCCTCCACGATGACCTCGCCCAGCCCCGGCACGTCCTGGATGATCAGAAAGGCCGGACGCCTGCCCCCGAAGTCGAGCGCCCCATAGGTGGGCCGGCTGGGGTCGGGCAGCACGTCTACCACGCTGGGGCCGCTGGAGTCATACGTCCAATACACGACGCCGGACAGCACCACGAAGTCACCTTCAAGATAGGCCCGGGCCAGCTTGTCCGAGAGGTTCAAGCTCTCAATGTAGCCGGGGGGCAGGTGGGGATTGTCGGCCGTCCTGGCCTTGATCATGGCTCGATTAGGTGCGGGCTTTCCAAATTCCTCCCAGAGCCAGCCCATCGACGGCACGCCCGCGATCGAGCGTCGCAGCCTGGCCGATCGGTTGTCACGGATGCGGGAGTTGAAGATGCGCCAAGACTCGTGCCGGATGAGCCGGGGCTCGTCCAGGCAGCCCCAGGCGTAGCTCGCGCCCTCGAGCGACGCAGGGACCTCGGCCGACCCGAAGACCCACTCTGCCCCGTTCCAGAGGGTAAGGACCCGATCCCGGCTCGACCAGTCCCGCGCCAGCGGCCCGAGGCAGTCCGGGGCCTTGGCCGAGCCCATGGGCCACCGCGTCGCCTCCGGGAAGAAGTCCACGATCGCCCGGTAGAGCGTCCGGCGCTGGAGAGGGAAGGTTGGCGACACCAGCACGCCCGCAAGGCCCGGGTTGAGTACGGAGTTCCTCAGCGCCTCGGCAATGAGCCAAGAGGTCTTGCCCGAGCCCCAGCCGCCGGCCAAAAAGACGGTGTCCTGCGGCGCCTGGTGGGCCGCGATCTGGGCACCGAAGGGCCTGTAGTCAACCTCGATCGTCTGCACGCCTAGATCTCTACGACCTCGGGAACCCTCAAGATCACCTCAATGGAACCCCGGGCATCCACGGCCGCGGGGGCATCGACCCCGGTGATCCTGGCCTCCAGGTTCATCATCGCCGCGAGTGGGCCCAGACGCGCCGCGGTGAGGGCGGCCCTCTGGTGCCCGCGAAGGCGCGCGACGAACTCCGCCCGGCGCTCGGCCAGCTCGTCGGCGGCCAACTCGTCCCGCATCGAGAGGATCAGCTCCCGCCGGTAGTTGTCGATCGTGCTGGTGCTGACGGCGAACTCGGCCGCGAGCGACCGCTTGATCTGGAGGCTCCACCCACGATCGGAGATCGTCCGCTCAACGACCGCAAGGCGTCGCTGCTTCTCTTCCGGTGATGGGATTACGCCGGGCATATAGGCTAAGCATAAGCGATCGGGCCCCGCTGTCCACGGCCCGAGGCGCCGCAAGAAAAGATCCAACCGGGCCGCGACGCCGTGCCAAAAGGGTGTATGCTCCCAGATCCCCCCCCTTGGGAACTGGCCAGGTGGAACCCATGCCACCCATAGGGAACCCATCGAAACTACCTGATGGGTTCCGCCTCTTTCCCTGATATATCGAACACTTCCGGGGCGTGGAACCCATGCCACCCATGTTTTCCCCTACATACACGCGTATTCTCCAAAAACTTTCAGTTTTCACAACCCATAAGGAGGGTTCTATGGGTTCCATGGGTTCCACCCCCAATCAAGGCCCCGGAATCATTGGGAAACACCCGGAACCCATAGGCCCGTTTCTATGGGTTCCGCATGGGTTCCATGGGTTCCACCCCGGCCCTTCTTTGGCCGCCTTTGTATTTACATTGACGCNGGCCANCGCCCTCGTGTAGGGTCGNCAGACCGCCCGCGCCCTCCCTCGGAGCGCGGCTTCCCAGGATCCGGCCTCCCTTGTGGGGGTCGGGTCCAGCGGGGGGCGCTGGCGGGAAAACGGGAAGATCAACGCGGGAACGAGGGAGCCGAAGTGAATGGAAATCGAAACCTAACGGCGGCGCTGGGCTATGCCTTGCGCGGGTGGCAAGTCTTGCCCTTGCACGGCATCGACGACGGGGGCGGCTGCACTTGCGGCAGGGAGGCGTGCAGCTCCCCGGCCAAGCATCCCAGGATCCACCGTTGGCCCGACCGGGCCAGCAGCAACAAGGACCAGATCACCGAGTGGTGGGCCAAGTGGCCAGCGGCGAACGTCGGGATCGCCACCGGCAAGGCCTCGGGGCTTGTCGTCTTGGACGTTGACCCACGGCACCACGGCGATCTCTCGCTCAAGGACTTGGAGCAGCGGCGGGGCGAGCTTCCCACCGGGCTGCGGTGCAAGACGGGGGGCGACGGGATCCACATCTACCTCCGCCACCCCGACGACCTCCAGATCCGCAACTCCGCCAACCAGCTCGCGCCCGGCCTCGACGTTCGATCCTCGGGCGGCTACGTCGTGGCCCCGCCCTCCTCTCACGCCAGCGGCGGCGCCTACTCGTGGCAGAGCGAGCCAGAAGAGCAGGCGGCAGAGATGCCGGCGTGGCTCGTCGATGCCCTGACCTCTCCTCGAGATCGGGCCGCCCAGGAGGCCGAGGCGACCGGCAAGAAGCGCTCGAAGTCCTGGCAGGCGTCCTACGGCGCCCCAGGCTCGGGCGAGGGGTACGGCAAGGCCGCGCTCAGCAAAGAGGTGGAGATCGTCGCTGCGGCCCCAGAGGGGGGAAGGAATAACACCCTCAACCGCTCGGCCTGGAACATGGGCCAGCTCGTCGCCGGGGGGGAGATCGGCGACTCGGAAGCCTTCTCGGCCCTGGTGGATGCCGCGCTCCGCGCTGGGCTGTCCCGCCAGGAGGCGGAGGCAACCTGCCGATCGGGGATGCTTCGGGGCGCAGAGACCCCGCGGTCTAGGCCGATTCGCGACAACGCAAGCCGAGGGCGCCCGGCTCTTGCGGACATCCCCGAAGACGACTGGGTCACCCCGCATCAGCCGACGTGGGCCCTTCTCGACCGGGCCCCGCCCACCAAGGACGGCCCCAAGGCGCCGAGGCGCACCGGCCGCAACGCCCAGCTAGTCCTCCAAAACGATCCCCGATTCGCCGGGACCTTCTGGGGAGACCAGATCCGGGGTCTGCGCTTCTGGATGGATCAAGAGCTGAAGGACGAACACTACACCGAGATCAGCAACAAGATCGACGCCCTCTATCGCCTCCCGCTGTCCACCACCACCGTCCGCGAGCAAGTCCACCTGCTCTGCGCCGACAACGCCCGCGATCCTTTGTCCGAGTGGCTGCACTCGCTGGAGTGGGACGGCGAGGAGCGCCTTGCGTATCTCCTGAGTCGTGGCTTCGGCTCCGATGATTCGGTGCTGTCCCGGGCCTACTCTCTCTTTTGGGGCATCGGGTGCTGCGCTCGGGCCTACGGCCCAGGGTGCAAGCTGGATACCTGCCTGATCCTTGTGGGCCCCCAGGGGATCGGCAAGTCCTCGGGCATGCGGGACCTCGTCGGCGCGGAGTGGTTCAGCGACACCGAGATCAACTTGGACAATAAGGACAGCTACCTCGCCCTTCGCCGGCCCTGGGTTCACGAGCTGGCCGAGCTTTCGAGCCTTCGCCGGGCCAGAGGAGAAAAGATCAAGGCGCTTCTTTCGTCCCAGGTGGACGAGTTCCGGCCGCCCTATGGCCGGGAGATTGTGCGGGCCCCGCGGCGGTGCGTCGTGATCGGCACCAGCAACGAGCAGGAGATCTTGACCGACGCCACCGGCTCGCGCCGCTTCTGGGTCTGCTCGGTCTCTCGGGTGGATCGCGAGTGGCTCCGGGAGAATCGCGCGCAGCTCTGGGCCGAGGCCGCGCACTACTACCGCGGTGGGAACGAGTGGTGGTTGACTCAAGACCTCGAAGAGGAGCGAAAGGAGAAGAGCGTCAGCTTCTTAGAGCCCGACGCCTGGGAGTCCCCGATCGTCGAACACCTGGAGGGAAAGACGGTGGCCCGGAGCGCGGACATCTTCGATCACGCCCTGGGGCTTGAGGTGTCTCGGCAGGACGTGCGGGCCATGCGGCGGCTCGGCGCCATCCTGCGGCGGCTCGGGTGGAGCCGAAGGACCCAGCGCTTCCGGGGCCGAAAGATGCGCGTCTGGGNNGCTCCGGAGCCGGCAGAGTGAAGCTCCGGGACTATCAGGAGCGGGCGCTCCTCGCCTGCCGCCAGGCCTTCCGCTCCTCGCGATCTGTCCTCCTCGTGGCCCCCACCGGCTCGGGCAAGACCGTTATGGGCGCCGAGGTCGCCCGGCGCACGCTGGAGCGCAGACCGGAGGGGGCCGTCCTCTGGATCTGCCATCGCGCCGAGCTTCGCGATCAGGCCTCGCGGTCGCTTGCCGAGATTGTCCGGCGCGGCGACGGGGGGGCCGAGCCGCGCCCGTGGAGGGTCGAGACCGTCCAGACCTTGCTCGCCAGGGACGAGCGCCCACCGGCCACCCTGATCGTCTACGACGAAGCCCATCACTATCGGGCCGAGCAGTGGGGCGGGGTCGCCGCCGCTTACCCCTCCGCGTGGTCGCTGGGTCTGACGGCCACCCCGCAGCGGGCCGACGGGAAGGGCCTTGGCTCCGTGTTTGGAGAGATGGCCGTGGCTTCGAGCTATTCCGAGCTGGTGGCGGGGGGCCACCTCGTCCCCTGCCGAACCCTTCGGCCCGATCGCTATCTGGGTTCCGACGGCATCGCCCAGGACTCGGTGGGCTCCTACCTCAGGCACGGCGAGGAGCGCCCGGCGCTCTTCTTTGTTCCGCCCGGATCGGATCCCGCTTCCGTCGTCGATCGACTTCGGGCCGAGGGCGTGGCCGCCGCCCAGGTCACGGCCAAGACGCCGAGCGAGGAGCGAGCGCGGGCCGTGGCCGACTTCCGCCAGGGCAAGCTCCGGGCCCTCGTGAATATCTACTGCCTCACCGAGGGCGTAGACGTCCCCGCCGCCTCCTGCTGCGTGCTGGCCCGGGGGGTTGGGCACGCGAGCCAGTACCTTCAGATCGTCGGCCGGATCATGCGGCCCGCGCCGGGGAAGAAGGACGGCCTTCTGATCGACCTCTCCGGGGCCTCTCACCTCCACGGGCTCCCCGGCGCGGACGTGCGCTACAGCCTCGACGGAGACGGCATCGAGACGCAGGGAAGCCGGGCCGCGAGAAGCGCCGCCGCCGCCGCATCGGGGCCGCCCAAGGAGAGCAAGATCTACAGCCTCGCCCTGCGGGCCGTCTACGCCGGCAAGGAGACGCCCGAGCCCGCCAGGGAGGCGGAGTGGGTCCGGCTTGCGGGCGTGGCCGCNCAGCGCGGCTGGGGGCTCTCCTGGGCCGCGAAGGAGTACCGGCAGCTCTTCG